TTACTTGGCCTGTATAGCTGTGGACAATCGCGTGTTCCGCTTTGGGACCTGTATCAGAATCCATGTCTTCAATCACCAAGACATCAACTTCAATGAGATAGCTCTTGTCGATTGCCTTAACAGCCCATTCACGCGTTAAAGCATTGTTCGGAAAAACAAGCGTTGCCTCTAAACCGTCGCCCGTACGGTTAACCGTGACGCCAGAAAAGCCAAACGGCACAAACCGATAGCTGTCGCCGTCCTCTTGGTTTTTGCGCTGCTCTGCACTTTTGTGCGTTATTCTCTCACCGATAAAAAAGTTTTGAAATCGTCTGATAGCGGATTTGTCACCTCCAGGGCTGATCCTGGTGGCATGTCCAAAAGCAAACTGGGTCACATTCCTAACCTCTTACGAGTGCTGCCGCTCATTTGCAACCGCTTCAACGTTTGTTGCTCACCCTGTTTAGCACCCTGATTGGCTGCTTGCCTCATGCCAGCTTGGAACTGCTCAGCCGTCACATAATCAACGTTGTTGATGCGCTCCACCGTGTAGCGAACGTCAATTGGTGCGGCAACTGCTGTTCCGCCACCTTCGCCTGACGTTCCAGTGCCTCCTGTTTCTGGAATAACAGCAGAACCGCGAGCACCACGCGAGTAACGCGCCATGCTTTCACGCATCTTATTTTCTGGGATCAAATACTCGCCTTGACCGCCTTCACCGATTAGTGCGCGAGTTGGGCCAGAAACATAACCCCCCGCAGCAAAATTAAACCCTTTGGGATTTGTAACTCCAGCATTAAGCGGCATATCGGTGGACCAACCGATAGAACCACCTGATGCAATCGTGTTTGCTTGGGCGGTAGGAACCCCCATAGTCTGCATATCAACCGATGACGCCCCATCGCTGCCACCCATGCCAGCAAACAACCGGGCAACACCAATCGCGATGTACGTCGCAATCATCTGCTTAGCTGCATCCATCAGCATTGATGCAATACTGCGAAGGAAATCTGCAAACGCTTCTTGTGCAGTTTTTGTTCCACTTACTACTGCTGTTAAACCGTCAAAAAGGCTGTCCGTAACAGGTCGAGTCAAAGCCAAAGCTTCATTAAATTGCTGCTGAGCAACAGTAGCTTCAAGAATTTGTGTTTGATACAGACTGTATTGATCGCGAGCTTTAATAAGATTATCTACTTCAGATTGTTGAGCGGTTCCAGCGGCTACCTTGCCTTTCATCAACCCAATTTCTCTGTTTCTTTTTTGCAGCTCAAAATCCATTTCAAGCCCGCCCAAGAAAGCCGTTCGTTGCGAGCCGCCAAACACTCCGCCAAACTGTCCAGGCGCGTTTGCCCGCAATGTTGCAAGCTGCATCTCAAATCCCGCTTGACTGTCTTTCAAGGCATTTGCAGCCCTAAGAGAACGTTCACGAGCGTTGGCTTCAGCTTGAGCTAGATCTAAAATCTTGATTTGAGCCGCAAGTTTTTCGAGATCTGCCGTTAGAGTGTCATCGCCAATTTTTTTCAAACGCTCCATGCGTTGTTCGTACTCTGCGTTAATCCTGTTTCTATCGACTTCAAGCTGAGAGACTGACTGACGATTTGCAAGCTCTAAAGTGAACTTTCTTTCAAGCGTCATTGCTTGATCGATTTGTCTCTCTCTTTCCTCAGCAGTCCTGTTGGCAGCATCAGAGACTTTTTTGCTTGCAGCTTCTTCTTTCTTTGCTTGAGCTTCAATAGCTTTTGCTGCTTTTTGATTAATTTCAAAAATTGCAGTATTAAGCTTAAGACGCGCTGCCTCTTCGGCAGCTCTAGCCCTTTCTTTTGCTAGCTCTGCATCCTTGTTGCCGAGCAGTTCGTTGGAAAGAGTAAGTGCAATCCCGTCTAGCTCTTTTGTGTATTCCATAAGAGCAATTCGTTTTTTGTCTTCTACAAACTCTTTACTTGTAAAATCTAGACCTTTTTTCTTAAGGTTAAACTGCGCTTTTTCAATTTCGTTTGCATCGTTGCTAATAGCAAGTCTTCTAGCAGTTTGATTCACCCTGTCTTGCTCTTCGCGATTTATTTTACGCATCATTTCAAATGTTTCTTCGGTAATCTGAGTACCTCTGAAACGACTGAACTGCCCTGGCGATTCACGCAATGTGCTACGCAGTCTTTCGCCTGACTTAGTATTGCTGCCAATAAGTCTGTCTATCTGTTGTCTTAACGTAACTTTTTCAAGCCCCTCAGCAACGCCTTTTAATATGCCAGCAGCGTTGACAACCGTAGCAACACCCGCCGCCATAATTGACATTGCTTTGTTAAACTCATTGCCTAGCTCAACTGTGTCAGAACCGAAATTATTAAGTGCATCAACACCATCTCGTCCCACTAAAATTGCAAGTTCTTCGGTGGCGATCATTAACGCAGCAGCGCTTAGATCTGCGGCTTCAAGTTCTTTTATCAGCAAGGACGTATTGCTGTTTACATTTCCCGTAGCCGCAATTAATGCCTCAAGGTCTGCGGTTAGCGGGTTCAATGCTTGACCCAGTTGAGACGTTTTTGCAACAAAAGAATCGACCGCTCCACCAAGCACTTGTCCAACAACCGTTAGGCCGCCAAACAGTTGACCTGTAATTGCACCGCCAAGGGCACCACCAAGCGCAGTGCCTGGTCCGCCGCCAAACAGCAACGGAAATGCACCAGCAGTTAGAGCTGCATTCAACCTTTTGGTTTGACTTTTAGCCGCAGTTCCAGCTCCTGAGCTTCCACGATTAGCCTCACGATTAGCAGCCTTTGTTGCTCTTACCTGTTCTCTTAACCTATCGTTGAATTCATCTAGCTCGAACTTATTACGACGCCTAGTGTCTTGCATTAAAACCTTTGTTTCTCGCTCGTATGCTTCTAGCTTTGCCTGAAAAACAATATTGTCGTTTTTTATTTCTTTTTGCGTCTGAATGTCGTCTAGTTTTCTAGCACCTTCGTTGACCTTTTGAAGACCTTTAACGGCTAGCTCAGTTGAGTTTTCAATCTCTTTGTTAAATTTAAGCCTGTTTTGCAGCCTATTCTTAAACTCTTTATCGTCTTGCTTAATTTGGTCGCGAGTAGCCTTTTCTTCTGCTTTTTGTAGATCTTTAATAGACTGCAACTTATCCTTAAATACTTTGTCTTCAAGCTCTAATTCTTTCTTTGCAAGCTCTTCTAGCGACTTAAGGTTGGCGTTTGCCAGATTTTGAACAATTTTTGTATTTAAATCAATTTTTTTTCTTGCAAGTTTTTTTAGCGCTTTTGTTTCTGCCTCGCTGCCAGATTTAAGTTTTTTATCATTAAAGTCCTCTACCGCACGCTGAAGAGAAATGAGTTCACGCTTGAACCTCTGCAACGCATTTAGATTGCTTACCGCAACGGCAATGTCTACGTTGTAATTGGCCACAAGCTGGAACGTAGAGGCTTACGCTCCAGTCTATCGCGATGACATCGTTCGCGCTCCTCTACCTGTTTTAGCGCGATTCATGACCTCTTGCTCTTCTTCCGTTTTCAGCTCAAAGAACGCCGCCCAACCGGTAAGTTCCTCTTGCGTTAGCTGACAGGCCAGTTGACGTACGGTCATTCCCAGCTCTTTTGCTAGAAAAAACATAAAAAGCCAGTCGTTATTAGCTTTTTAGGTCTGCCTTCGCTGCCTCCACCTTGTTCTCCGTACCGGAATTCAACATTGCTAACTGAATGTCTTGCAGCACCGAGGCTTCGACAGCGTTCTTCAACACTGCTTTTTCACCGTCTTGAAAAAGACGTTTGCCGTCAGCGTCTAACGCTTTTTGAATCATCATATTTAGCGCAAAATCGGTGGCATCATCAGAATCAGTCTTTTTCTGGATCGACTCACGCTCAGCAATGGTTAATGGATGCCAGTAGACCTCCAGCGCAACCTCGCCATCAATCTCCAAGACGTGGCGATACAACTGGCTTACGCCAAACTTGTTACGAAGAAGTTCTGACGCCCGCATACAAAAGAGTTCTTTGCTCTAACTATACTACGCTACAGCAGTAAATTGACAAGAAATAATCGCTAAGTAATGTGGTCGGTCGTCTCGTTCTAACGGTGTGGGGCCGTTAATCTCCGCTACTCTTGGGGCTGTTGAAAAAGTGTCAACATAGCTAGGAGCGTTTACAGAGGTCAGTCCGTCAATAACCGCTTCACTCAAGCTTGATAACACAGCCGTACCAGCATCTTTTGGTACGTACACATTGCATTGAATGACGCCGCTGTAGTAATCCGAGGCTGCGCCTTGGTTCTGCAGTGTTGACTGGCCAAAGTCAATACGAATTACAACGTATTTTTTCGTTTTACCTGGGGTTACGTATGGAACGTTGTCGTACACCATTAAAACGGTGTTATCCGCAGCTGTAACCGCGTCGGTCACAGCTTTTTCAAAAGCGGCACGAACGTTAACGAGTGTCATTACAGAAGAGGATTGTCCTTATAGCTGACCTTATCAGTTCTCTTCTGCGGCTCAAGCATCGTTGCACCAACAAAAACCCTGCCAAGAGGCCGTTTCTCCTGAAAAAGACTATCGACAATGCCCTTCAACTCATTGCCCAAAAAACTTTGAACTTTACCGCCTTCCAAAGCATATGCTGCATAGTTTGCCCTATTTCCGATGTAGACAGTTCTTCTAAAGTCAAACTCCCTACGAAGAACTGTTTTGTAGTAAAAACGCGGACTAATCACGCCTTGAACGTAGGAAGGCGCGCCACCGCCGCTTCGGGCTTGGTTTTTTGCATATAAGTTGTCCCAGTACGGACCTCTTCCGTAATACTCCTCTCTCATCCCCCAAGGCTCTACCCTCGTCCTGTTGTACTGACTTTCTTTTTTGGACTCTCTGCGAGGCTGGGTATAGCCAGCTGTCCAGCTCGACGCAAAGTAACCAGTATGAACAGGACTTGCTTCTTCAGTTCCAAGCCTTTTTACTGAAATCTTAATTAACGCATCAAACGCTGAAAACATAAAGTTGTCTATATCATTTAAAATGCCATCTGCGTCAAAGTCTTTGTTTTTGGTCATCAGAACCTAACTAGCAGAATAAACATATATTCTTGATCGCCCTTGTAAGTGCGAATGTCGGTTACTTGAGCAACACGGCTAGAACCTGCATAGGTCAACGAAACTGTATCCTGAAGCGTAGGCTGATTATCTCCAATCAAATCGGGAGTAATGTAAATCTTGGCACGACGTTCTTCTCTACCCTCAGTGCCCTCAGAATCAACAAATTCCAGCGGTGCGTCGAATGAGTAGTTCGTGTCTGTTGTCGTCAACGCTCCAGTGCTGGTGTTGTACGTCGGAGATGCCTTGCGGGTGTACGTGATCGTGTGGTCAAACGA